CCTTTTTTTGTTGCCAAAATATAAGCAGGTGTGCCAACTGTTTGTAATGTATCTGGTTCAATTTGATATTCTATATTATTTTTTAAAAAATTAAATATTTTTTTTGCAGTATCGTAAAAATTTCCGCAATCAAAAAAATAAAATAATTTATCGTATTCTTTTAAACTTTTATTGTGTTGCTTTAAAATGGCGTTAATTATATCATTGGTTGATTGATCATAACTAAGTATTTTTTGATTGTTTTTAAAACTATCTAATTGCGCCAATAAATTCATTTAGGGTAATTGAATTTGAAAATTTAATGGAAAGTAAACAAAGTCAACTATTAAATTACCTTTCAATTCAATAATTTGATTTTTAAATTTATTTTTTATTAAAATAATTGCAGCATCTTGCAACTTTAAATTAACATCAAAACCAATAACCGTTTTTTGATTTGCTAAAATTGTTTTGTTAATATCCTGGTAAACAGTACCGACAACTTTATTTTGTAGTAAAATTTCTGCGGATATTTTTTGTACGTCGGCCGTTGTGTTGGTCGGGTTTTCAACTTCTAACTGGACGTTAACAATTGGGTTTAAAAAATTCCCACCGTTAAAGCCGATATTTTTTAAAGAAATATTTATTTTTTGTGCCAAAATATATTTTTTGTAGCCAAGCCATCCCAGGAAAGCCAAACCGATAAAAATTAAATTTTTTGACATTAAAAAAAAATTAAAAATTGATAAAATTGAAAAAGGTTGACCAAAACTACAAAAAAAAATCAAACCAACAAATATTTTTTTTTTCGACGGGTATGTGTGCGGAACGGGTGAATAGTAACGGGCCCCCCTTTAGGGGGGGGCCCGTTCCACCCGTTCCGTACCCGTTCCGTACCAAAATATACCCTAAAATTTAAAGAAAATTAGACATAAAAAAACCCTAAAAATTAGGGTGTTATTAATAAAAAAGTATATATTTAAATTTTAATCTTTTTCACCTTTTAAAAAGATTTTATGAGAAAAATTTTTTGACTCTTTGCAATAAAAATTTATCTCTATTGCTTTTTTGCTTAAAGCAAATGCCGTAAAGGATTGCAGCGATCTAATATCGTTTTTAATGTTACGATATTTGTAAGCTTTTTTTTGCTGATCAAAAAAAATTGCAGTAAAATATTTGGTAGTTAGCATAATTTTATTATTTTTGTTTTGAAAAAGGTTAAAAGTTTACTTATTATTTGGTTTAAACCATAAAAATGCCCCGTCATTAAAACAATAGGGCGGGGCGTTTTATGGTTATTTTTTGCGTAAATTTTTTTCAATACTGTTAAGAATTGTTAACATTCTTATTCTCACTCTTTCCCTTTTTTGATCTTTAGTTTCTTTTTTAATCTTTCTATCTCCCAGGATGATTTTATTAAAATAAAAAGCATCATCATTTTGAATTTCTTTATCATTTTGCATTTTTTTTATTTTTAAAATAAAGTTAATTGTTTAATTTTTTTTTCTGGTCTTAAATATTCGCCAGTTAAAAAATCGTATTGAAACCAATTTAAAGCAAATTTTTTCCAATAAGTTTTTTCATTAATAATTATTACATTGCCATTGCAATTTATGCACTTTGTATGTGTTTTAGGAATATTGTGAAATATTGATTCACAATGAGGATCTGGGCAAATTTTTATTAATCCTTTAATCATAAATTAATTTTTAAAATTGTTTTCTATAATCAAAATATTCGTTTTGAGTATTTTTTGAAATGTAATTTTTATCTCTAAAAAACTTTAAATAACTTTTACTAAAATTAATACCTCTATTTTCAATTTTTGATATTTCAGTTATTAAATTTTCGTACTTAAAATATTTTTGTTTTTCAAAAATAATGTTTAAAATATTATTGTGTTCCTGGTCTGTGTAATTGCTAAAATGCTTTATTTTAACGTCGTTTACGGGCAAAGAATTAATTTGTATAAACTTATTGTCGTCAATAGAATATTGTATCTCTATGGGCTTAAAACCGCCCGACGATCGCAAAAATTTAGGTTCCAAAATAAAAGATCCGTTTTCCTCTTTTTTAACGCTCAAAGTACTTTGCGCCCACCGATCTGTATTTGATCCCAAGTGCCCCAATGTTTTGCCTTCATTTTTGCCTGTATGCAATATGCCAATCAATAACAAATTGTGTACTGTGGTAATTTCTTTTATCCAATCAACACATTGCCTACACTCTACTTCGTCGTTATAATTTACAACAATATCTAACAAACCGTCAATAATAATAATGCTACACTCTGGCGTATTTTCAATGTACGCCTGGATCATTAATTTAATAGTTTTTGAATTTTCTTTACGCAAACAAAAACTATCAAAAAATGTGGGTAATTCGTTAATATCTCCAACATCTTTAATACGGTTCATATGTTTATAAAAATCATATTCGCTGCTTTCAGTATCAATGTAAAGAATTTTATTGCGCCCTGGTAACGTTTTGAGCTTCATTCCAAAAATATCATAAACGCCAAAGCTACTTGCTACAATTGAAGTTGTAAAAGTAGATTTGCCACTTTTGGGCAAACCAGATATTATAACATAATTCTGAATACTACCTACATTTTGGCCTTGTATAGATAATAATATTTGCTCTTTAGGGGGTTCATATCCGCGTTTATAGGCGTTTTTTAATAACTCAATGTAAATTGGGTTATCTATCATCAAAAGTTTATTAAACTGTCTGCTAATAAGGCCAAAATAATCATAATAATAAATAGTATTAAATCTCTTTTCATAAATTTTTTTTTAAAATTATTTAATTAAATATTCAATCCAGGCCTTTGCACTTTTTAATGATTTATATTCCTGGTTAAACGGGTGTATAACATACATTTTTCTTTTTGGATAAAAAATAATAGTGTAACCCTTGTAAGCGAAGTAATCCATAAATTTAAATTTTAAGGTAAAAAAATAGGCCTAGTTAGGCCATTCAGTTAATTTAACATCTAAAATGTCGCATCCTGCAACCTGTAAAAAAGTAACTATGTTATTACTTTCAACAAATGCGGCCGTAAAAAATAATGAATTTAATTCAATTGTGTAACTGTACAATGTACGTTTGTCGTCGCTTCCGTAGAAAAAGCGAAATGTTGCTTTGATCATTTTGATTTGTTTTAAGATTAAGAATAAACAAAGATTATATAATTAATTTGATATTACCAAATTTTTTACAAAAAAAAACAGAGTGTAGAAACACCCTGTTTAAATCTATGAAAATCCTTCTTAAAACAAAATCACGACAAAAATAACTTTTTTTCTGCGTTTCTCCTATTAATTAATCCTTTTACTTTTACTCCATTGTCATAAACCCATCTATCAAACTGGGCCGCAACTGTATTTTTATCTGCGCCGCTATTTAATAATCTTAGCATTGACGAAGCTTTAAAAGCACTTATTCCCACATTGTACACAAAAGATACAAGGGAATTTTTTTGATTATTAGTTAAAGGAACTGTTACCAGACTGTCAATATCTTTGGCATTTTGCGACGTTTCCATATCTAGCCATTTTTGGGCCTGTGCTTCGGTTATAACATCGCCTTGCTGCACTTTCCTTTGTTTATCAAAATCATATGTAGAACCCCAACCTATTGTCCATACGCCCCCACTATCCTGGTAAGCTTTTAAATAAAGGCCCCCTTCCACTTTTTTAATAAAATTTAAAGCACTAGATAAGCTTCCGCCTTTTGTAATTGCAGTAATACCCAAAATTCCTAAAATTAATAAGATTACTTTATTTTGATAAGTCATTTAAACTCTTTGTATGATCCTTTGCGGCCCATCCTAATAATAGTAAGCCAATTGATCTAATTAATCCCTGTATGCCTGTATTTACGGGTATTACTTCCGCACTTGCAGCTAGTACCCCCCCGAGTGTTGTTTTCCAGTTATTCATTTTTCTTTATTTAAGTAATCCAATTTAGTTTCTATCCTGGCTAATTTGTCTATAATATCGATACGATCTGATTTTATCTCTTTCATATCGACCTCTATTTCTGATAATTTTTTTTTAGTAGTACCGTAAAATGATCCTATAAAAATAATAGTACCTACAAATGATCCTATATAAAATAAATTTTCCAAATTAATATCCATATTAAATTAATGTAACTCCAATTTGTTGAGCCGTCCAATTGTATATAAATTCGTTTCCGTCTGGGCTTGTGTTATACGCGTCATAATCAAAACCACTCATAAGCAAATTACCACTTTGTAACTGTGTATTTGTTTCAGTTAATAATTGATAATATATTGTAACGCTTGTGCTAAAATTATCTGATCCTACACAATTTAAAATTGTTGCAGTTCCTAAATTTAACGGAAATATTACGGGTTGTATTTGTTTCATAATTATTTATTTTCTAGTATTTCGTTACAAATCAAATTGAATGCTTCGCTTATTTTAATTGCAGTATCTATATTTTCAAAAACTCCTTTTTTAATACTTGCGTCTATTAAACTTTTAATAATTTGCAAAGCTTCCTCTTTTTTCATATTTTTTATTTAATTCTTATATATGTAGTTTTTGCAGTAATTGTTGGAGCTGCTCCGTTTGTTGCTTGTACATTTAAACCGCTTGCGCTTATAACTAATGTTGCCCCACTTGTTGAAAGTACCCCTATTATTGCCGTTCCGCTTCCTTCTGCTACCGATACTGTAAAAGTAACTTGTACCGAAGTTGCTCCCTGTGTAACATAACAAAGGTACATTTGACTTGCCGCAACTGTAAATAAAGTTGCAGTTACACCGCTTGCAATTGTAGTAAAATTATCTTCTAAACTTGTAATTTTTGTTACTTTAGCGTTTCCGTTTACTTGCAATTTATTTATTGTATCGTCAACAATTGAATTTATTAAAAAATTTCCACTTGGAACAATTGCGACCGCATCTATTGAATTTGTGCCGTTACTTCTTTGTGTATTAAATATTATACCTCCATTTGTTGAAGTATTAATACCATAAGAAAAAAACCTTGAATAACCTCCAGAATAATCTATTAAATATCTACTTCCTCCTAATCCTCCAGGATTAGAACCACTTCCAGTTAAATAACCAGTTAAAGATAAATTTGTACCATTTAAAGTACCTGTTAAAGTTCCACCCGATAATGGTAAATAAGCCGATAAATCAGATGTTAACGACAAAGTACCTGAAGCGTCAGGATAAGTATAAGTTCTTGCAGCCGATAACCCAATAAAATTAAAATATGGATTATTTGTTGATGTACCTAATTCAAAAAAGAAACCACCGCTATCACATCCTATTCCATTATATCCAGCAACACCAGCAAAACCAGCACCTTGTTGAATTTTAATACTTGCTAAAAAAGAAACTGAATTGCTTGCAGTACTAATAGAAACGGCATTTGATGCCAAAGCGTTATTGTAAAATTCAAAATTATTTGCACTTGAATTACCTATACGCCATTTATTAGTTCCTGAATTTGCAAAAACAATAGTTGATGGATTCCCTGCCGTATTATTAATTCCAACACTTGCACCAGTACCCGCAAAATGAATATCTAAAGTATTAGACGGCGTAACTGTATTTATTCCCAATCTGTTATTTGTATCATCCCAATAAAACGCCGCGTTGTCTTGTGTAACCAATCCCGCCGCACCTGCAAACAATACTGATCCCAAAGTAAGCGCCGTATCGGTTAAACTGTTTGTACTTATTCCGCCCGCCGTTACTGATATACCTACGTTTGAAGTATTGCCGTTGGTTGTAACTTGTTGCAAAGTTCCCGCGCCGCTGCTTACATTCGCTATTAATACCCAGGCCGTCCCCGTATCTTCATATATTGCACTTGTATCGTTTGCAATAAATAACCTACCCGCATAACCTGCGGCGGGCCTATTTGCAAAAGTATCCGTATATAATGCAGGGGATCCCTTTTGATTAAGTACATTAACGTTATATGAAAAACCCATATATTAAAATATTTTTTTAACTACTACTAAATTGTTTTGGCCACCGCCAGTAAAATTAATTTGCAACGTTACATTTGTTTCCTCATTTTCATTACCATCAATCACAAAGCTTTGTGATGGCGCCAAAGTAATATTTTCAATTACCGCGTTGCTAGTTCCTAAATTTATAAAAATAATACTATTGCAATCCGTTGGAATAGATTGTGCCGTATTGTATGCAATAAAAACGGGTGTGTATTTTGTCATAATTAACAAGTATAAGAATTTTTTAAAGATTTTTTCATTTTAGCGTTATAAAATTTTAATTGTTCTGGGCTTAACACTTCGCCTGGTGTTGGTTGAACTTGCGTTGTATTCCAATACGTTGGCGTTACCGTTGCAAATGGCGGAAAATTAATAACAGGCAAATTTTTTATGTTAGTTGCTTTGTCCATATCTCCACCAGGTTGGGTATTTTTATATAATTTATACAAAAGAAAAATTATAGTACCGTAAATTAAATATTCGCTAGTTTTCATTATTTATAAATTATGTCGTTATTGTATATATACCCTGTTTTAACTGTATTGTTTGCCGTAAATGTTACTTTTGTGTACGGCAAATCTTGATCATATTCTATTACCCCCAATTTAATTTCATTTTTAAAGGTGTAAATAGGTGTTGACAAATCATATTGATAAACTGTACTACCTGGTGTAGAATAAGCATTTATTTTGCCTGGTTCCGTAACAATTACTTTGCTTTTAGCTTTTTTATTTTTAGCAAATAAATAAACCCCTAACAATAATAACGCAACTGTTATATATCCCTTTTTTTTCATTATAAGCCGTTATTATATAAACCACCGTCGGGTATTAAATTTAAAATTGATTGATCTACTACTATTCCAGAATCAAATCCTCTTTCCTGCCATTGCTGAAATGTAATACCAAACTTTTTACCGTCCTGTATTAAATACTGTGTATCAAAACCCTGTGCTCTCATTCCTTCGTATATTCCATTAGGATAAGTAAATTTATCCGCAATCATATCAATTGGGTGTAAATCTCCGCCGCCCTGTGGTGGTGGTGGTGGCAATATTGTAACTGTTTTTTTCTTTTTAAAGAAAAAAAACGCTGCTAAAATTACGGCCCCAATAATTAAATAATTTTTATTTTTCATTGTTAAAATTTAAATTTCATTCCTTTACGGCTATAATTATCATTAATTAAATCGATATTACTTCTATCTAAATTACTTGTAATAAATTCAGTCAAACCCATTAACGAACCGCTAGGGATTCCAAAAAGATACTCTTGCCTTTTACCAAAAGTTTTAATTAAATAAATCATATCGGCATCATTTTTTACCCTAGATACCTGGTACCCTGCATCCGCTTTGTTGTCTGCTAGTGCGCTAAATCTTAAATCATTATAAATAGTATCCGCTATTTGATCCCATTCGGCTTTACTTTTTGTTAAATCAATGCCACGAGCATTTAAATTTTTTTCAATGTCACTAATATTTGCGGCATCGGACTTTTCTTTGGCTATTTCTGCATCTGTTTTGGTTATACCCAAACTTTGAAATAATGGCCTAATTACTATTAAGTAAGCTGCGACCACTATTCCCGCCGTTGTTAATAACTTTTTATTTTCTTGACTTATTGCCATAAATTATTTATTTCATAAACCCCAAAAGCATCTTATAAGTACTATCGTCAATATTAGCCAAATAGTACAAATGATCACCGTAATTTGCATCCTTAGTACTTAAAATTTCAATTGCTTGTAAAGCTTTCTTTTGCTGATCGTCTGGAATACCTGCCAAAGCCGTTACGGTTGGTGTCATTGATCCAGAACCCGCAAATCTATTTATTATTAATCCCAAGGCCCCAATTGCCATTTGTTGAAATTGTTCGTTTTCTAATATGGCCCCAAACCCTTTCGGTTTTTCTTCTTCTACCTCATCGTTAAAATCGTCCGCGCTTAACTTAGATATAATTAAATTTTGCCCTTCAATCATTTTTTCTAATAAACGGCTAAAATTTTCATTTGGTTGTTGTTGCTGCATACCTGCCATCATTGGCAAATACCTTTCGGCCTTATTTAATTGGAAAACTATTTGCGTTAAACTTTCGGCATCTTTTCCCCTAGCAACTTTCTTTTTTTCAATTAATTGCAAAATGTAAGGGTTTGTATTGTCAACGTTTTGTTGTATGGCCCTTAAAGCTTCAGACAATTTTTGCAATCCAATTTCTTTTTCATCTTCATCAAAATAAAAACGGCAATATTCAACCTTCGGACTGGTTCCTGCAAATATTTTGTAGTGCGTTGCGGGACTATTTTCGTAATAATCTAGTACATCTTCTAACCTATGTAACTCGGGTTTAAATACTGCCATTTTTAATTGTATTATAATTTGTAATAAACTCCAAAAGCATAAACGCAATTGGTTGTAGCTGGCGCACTTGACAAAGAAATAAAACTTTTTGTCCAAGATATAACCATATTATTAATGTCTGGTAAACTGTTTGTATATGGATTACTTGCGGAATTAATAATGTTTGCAAACGCAAATAAAGGCGCGTTATAAATTAACTGCAAATCTCCACTATATAAAGTTATAAAACTTTTTTTCATATCTGCCTCGGTTACCATTGTACTACCGCTATTTGGTGACGCGCTTAATGTTCCAGGCGTATAAAATTGTATATTTTGCACCATTGCATTTGCCAAATTTGGCAAATTTGGGAGGTAGTATCTGGTATTCGTGGATCCGTTTGGGATCAAACATTCAACTGACTCAAACCTATTTAAGAGTGGCATAATTGTTTTTTTTTAAAAATTAAAAAAAGCCAGGCGTTTGCACCCACCTGGCAAGGTGGCGATTGGGATCGTCTTTTTATTTTACGCTTGTAACGTTTTGGCAAAGAATAGTTCGGAAAATTGCAACTATACGGCTATTTGAAGCAACGCTAGAAATAGCAGCAGGAAGCACAATACTAGCAACTATATTGGCACCACCATTTAATAAAATGTTTGGTTCAACTGGATAGAAACCTGCATCACCTGCATCCCATTGGTCAATTGGAAAAACTGTTTGAGCAGTTATACCAACTCCACCCTGTGTTTGTGGTACATAATAATGTCTTAAAATATCCCAAGCAGGTAAAACGTTTTGATTGTTAACTTGCATTGTGAAAAAACCATTGTACAAAGTCAAAGCCGCATCCGCGTTTGCAGTTGACAATTGACCTGTTGCAGTAGATGGATAAGATAAAACTGGATAAGCTGCATCCGTTGCACTACTAGGTACCGCTAAGCCAATAAATAAACTACTAACAACGTGAACGTCTTGAAGGTTAACTGGACGCATTGTGTTAAAAATTGTACTTGAATTATCAGTGATAACAATTGGCAAACGATAATTTGTAACACTTGACGATATTGCAACCTCTGATCTTACATAAGACTGGGTTAATACGGCTTGACTTACGTCATATCCTTGAGATTGAACGAAAGACCTTGCATTTTCAAAAGTCAAACGAGCTGAAATACTATTAATCATTTTTTTAAATTTTTAATGTTTGTAAATTTTTGTAATAATTTTATTATCCGCACAAAACGGCTGCGCTGCGCGTGTCCATTGCGTAATTCATATTGTCCATACCTGCAACAACTCCGCGTGGATTATTTGTGCTAGGTGCTAAACCCATATAACGTTTTGCAATTACTGGCATACCAGATAAAACGCCAGTTGATTGAACTAAACCTAATCCACCAACCGCAATCATACCGTTACCCAAAGCTTTACCCATATCAGATTTGATAAATTTAGGTAAGAATAAACCAACTGCAATTGGCGCAACTGATGCAACATACTTTTTGTATGAATCATTTAAAGTAGTGCCGTTAATTGTGTTAGATACAAATCTAGCAGCTACGCCACCAACGATGGTAAATAAAGCAGATGACAATCCGCCCTTCATAGCTACTGCACCCATTCTTTTTGAACGTCTACGGTGAGTAGTATGTTTTTTTGTGTGTTTTTTTCTACGAGCCATTTTTTATTTTTTTAATTATTAATAAAGGTGAAAAAGATTAAAGTAGTTTTTTTAATTCTGTCTTTTGTATTTTTAATTCTTTATTGTAAAGTTGATAATCTTTCATACTTTTTTTAAAAGAATTTTTTTGCAACGGACTGTATTTTTTTTCTTTTAATAATCTTTGAATTGAATTAATATAATTATCATTCATTTCAATTTTTCTTAAAATTTGTTGCAAATGTTGAAAAGTAATATCTTTTATATTACCAATTTTTTTTGCCATATGGGCGTGTTGCGCTTCATCCAATTTATCTAATTTATTATATAAATTTTTTGACGTTGTTTTGGCGGCGTGAACTTTTTTTAAAATAATTTTTTCAGTAGGTTTTTTTGAAATAGTTTTTTTAACTATTCTTTTTTTAACTTTTTTCTTTTTAATTATTTTTTTTGTAGCTTTCTTTTTTCCAACTGGACTTTTTCCCTTATGTTTTGAAGCATAAATAGCCGATGCCTGTTTAACGTAATCTGTCCACTTTGTAAAACGTTTAGGATATTTAGCCCGTAAACTTTTAGCCTCTTTTATTATTGATTGTAAAGCAGTCATTATTTTTTCTTTTTAAATATTAAAAAAGCTATTACGGCGGCACCGCCTATAATTAACGGTATTGTATATCCTCCACTTTTACCGTCTTCACCGCCAAATAAATTTGTTAATGCACCTGGTTCTGGTTTCATTTCATTTTTGCTATTAATAAAATATTTTTGATCTAAATAGCCAGACGATACCGCTTCATTTATTATAAAAGCTAAATCACTATTTTTTGTTTTTTCCCAAATTGCTGGTAACCATTCCATTCTTTTAATATCAATAAATGGTTGCGGTACTGATTTTTCAATCCCATCCTTTGTGCCAACTCCCCACCAAAGTTTTGGATTAGCCGACTTTGGACTTAATCCAAAATCTTTATACCATTTAAAAGCTATTCCCATAGCTTTATCATAATCTCCAGAAGCAAAGCTAGTATCAAAAATCCAATTTTCACTATGTCCCTTAATTAACGGCCCTATTAAAGTTAAAAAACTTGATATTGTACCGCCAAAAACAGGAATGGCACTTGATGCAGATGTTAAAACATTTACTACCCCGTTTCCACCTGCTCCGCCGCCTGATGGTTTTAAAAAATCAAAAACGCCGTTTACTTGCGCTTGTTGTTTATTATCTATACCGCTTAAAGCCATTAGTGCCATATTTTGAATTTTTTTATCTTTATAAAAATTAGGTTGTTTTTTTTCATTTAAATAATCTAGTACTGCGTCGCACCATATTTCATTTTCACTATTTGGATTAATTACAACAAAAACGTGTTCTGGTGTTTTTGATCCATCGTAACCCGCAAACCTGTATGCCAAATCAAATTTTTCCCCTGTATTTCTTCTATACGCGTCTAATAAACCTGCAAACATCAAACTAAAATGTTTGCAATCACCTTTTTTTGTTGCCAAAATATAAGCAGGTGTGCCAACTGTTTGTAATGTATCTGGTTCAATTTGATATTCTATATTATTTTTTAAAAAATTAAATATTTTTTTTGCAGTATCGTAAAAATTTCCGCAATCAAAAAAATAAAATAATTTATCGTATTC